ACGCTGAGAGATTGAGAGTCAACACATGCTCATCAGTTCTTGGTGATGATGTCATTGTACTCCATCAGCTAATTAATTCGGAAATTTATCGTTTCCCATGACGCATTGTTTATATGTTCCAGCCACGCATAACATATGTGATACCTACGGAACGTGGTATTTAAGGTCAAAGATGTTGGCAACGGGACGTCGTTATCATTATTATTTATGTACTTTACCAAGGACGAAATGTAACGACACATCGTCAATCTCTTAAGATTGAGAGTTAACATGCTAATCAGTCCTCGGTACTGATGTTATTGTATTTTATCAGCTACGATTTTGAGGGGTCGAGTCCAACTATTGGTCGATTTGACGTGGAATGACCCTATTGGGAAATTTATCGTTTTCCATGACGCATTGTTTGTGTGTTTCAGCCACGCATAACATGTGTGATACCTACTGAAAGTAGACATTTGATGTCAAAGTTAATATTGGCTACGTGACTTCATTATCATTGTTATTTATGTACGTTACCAAGAAACTGGTCACTTAAATAATTACGACCACGGTCATTATCTCATTAGTATTCATTCCAAAAATACACCGTTAGAATACCAGAGCTCATCGGGTATGCACGGCATGTAGACTATACATTAGGGTGTGCCAAAATTCAATTTCCATGAGGAACCTTTAAAAATTGGAATTTTGAGTTTCGCTTTTAACAGGAGCTGTGTTTGGGCATTTCTTGAGATATTTTGAAATTTCAGCGGAATTTCCCGGAAAGTAAAGCTCCTGTTAAAAAATTCTATGAAAACCAAATAAATCATTTTCCTCCAAAATATCTCAGAAAATGCCCAAACAGCTCCTGTTAAAAGCAGAACTCAAAATTCCAATTTTAAAAGGTTCCTCACGGAAATTGAATTTTGGCAAACCCTACTATACATACTGTGTAGTAATTTTTTTTTTTTTTCGAATTTACGCAATTCTTTTATCGTAACGAATTGATGCGCATTCTATCAATAGTACATACTTTCTTCTTCTGCTAGAAACGTTTCGCAATCTCATTTAGTCGTTTCATGACTACATTCATCCAGATGATAGAATAAGATTCCTTTCTACGAGTTGATGAACGAGAGCTAGACTAAAAACTAAAAGGAAGGGACGGTACAGGAATTCACTCCACCCCTAAATCGTGACTCACAGAGTCATATTACATACCACCATTGCTTCTATCCCCACTCACTCCCGGAAAGAGCTTTCCAGATCCCGATCCACTCATGGCTTCCCTTCAGAAGCTTTCAATTGGTCCCTGGGTACACATACGTCACACAAGGAATCTTATATAAGCGTCTCATTGTCTTCGATAATCTCATTTCAGTTTTCGTGGGTCATAAAGTGAAGGTGAATAATGTGGCTTCCGAACGAAATCATTATGCTGTTGTTAAAAGCTCCGGTTATTTCATTCATTTTGGCAGTTGGAAGTGGATGTGAGTATTTATAGTATAAAATATAATTAACGTAGTGCTTTATAGTTTGGTAATGCCATGAATTCATTTTTCAATAATGTTCAGACATTATTTTCATTAATGTACAGAATGGCTTTATATGGATTGTGAAAATTATATTTACAAAATAAAATATGATTGAGATTCTTGATAATTTATAAATTTGATACTAAAATTTAACTAATTGTAAGTGATACTAAAATTTGCTGATACTATCTACACGGTATTTACGCTATTATTACTTTATGTTTCAGTGTCTTCAAATGGCGGTTCTAATATATTCGTGGATGCAAACCCCGCGCAGTATATAATTCTTGAAATAAATACGGATTCAAAGAAAGAAGTCTATCTGGTTCAATTTGCAGACCAACCTCAATCTCCGAAGTTTCATGACTCACATCGACAGATAACTTCTAATATTATCGAAGGAGATGACGACATTCGGCACAAAAATTCCAATATCATCGAAAAAGATGATGAAATTCGACAGGTAAAATTGCATATTTTCGGAACAAATAACGGCGATCGACAGAAAAATTCCAATATTATCGAAAAAAATGACAACATTCAACAGATAAATTCCAAAATCATCGAAAGAGATGACAACAATCGACAGATATCAGATACCTTCGACAGTAACGACATGAGTAATCAGGCTGATTCAAAAGGCACTATTGATGATGGATCGGTTACGATACAACACGAAAATATCGATAGGCAGATGAATTCATCAGGAACCAATAAATACGGATCAGACACTGAACAAAACAACAACATTCATAAAAACTTTAACGGAACAGGAATAAACTCCTTTGGTTCAAACACCATTCAGTTTGAAAATACCCATTACAAATACAATTCAACTGGTAATAATACTTACGGGTCTGTCACGAAACAAAATAACAATGTCTACGACGGGACTAATTCAACAGGTGACAACTTCTATGGATCAAGTACTCTTCAAAAAAATAATGTCTTCATTCAAACAAATTCAAGTGGTAGTGATTCATATGGATCATACACCGAACAAAATAATAACACGTATGGAGGATCTAATTCCAAAGATGGTTCTATCTATGGATCAAACACAATTTTAAAGAAGAACAGATTTAACAAGAAAAACTCTCGTGTTAAGATCAATTGGGGATCAAAAACTAATCAGACCAACAATAAGTATTGATAAAGGCTGATTTAACAGTATTCATCTGATGATCATAAAGTAACGGATCTCGGACGACGTCACAAATTTTTGCTGTTTAACATAGTGTTAAGCTCTTTTTAATTACCAAAGCTGTATTTCATAAATAAACGTATTTTATTGTAAAAATTTCAGGCATTTCTTTTCGATTACCCTTTATGAAATTATAAGTAAAGTTACTATGATTAGGTTGAAACCGATTGCCTTCCTTCTGCTCTCTCTTCAAATTATATGAGCTAAATATTGCAGATGAATAAATAATTAAATCAGACAGATTAATTAACAAGAAGAATGTAAATTAGTGCCCATCTGCACTTAAAACATTTTTAAGATAGTTCACTCACGACATAGTTCATACTATTTTTTCTCTTTTCACTCGATAGTTCTACCTTTCTCACAGATTGTTTCTTATTCGCTTTTACTGATGGTTATTTTTGTAGAAGTAGTCAGTGTAATGATAATTTCTAAAAAAAACAACACGGTCAGAAAATTTAAAATTTTTTTTGGGTTATTCTAAGAAAATTATTATAACAGGTTTCAGTTTTTTTTGACCGATCGTGAAACTTTTTTTAAGAGTGCACTACCTTAAAGATACAAATCAGAAATAATGCGAAAAATATGATAATTTCTCTAGATAGAACCATCTCCCGATTACCTAGTAACAGTAGGATCTACATCGACACATCGTAACGACTTTTAGCCTCCACCAGAATGCAGCCACGTGACATCCCCACGTGATGCTAGTTTAAAAATACAAACACATTCGTACAGTCAATTCCGAAAAAAATATAATTCTAATTGAGTCTCATGAACTCACATCACGTGTTATGTACACGAGGAATCCGATCAAAAACAGTTTCACTGTAAAAAAATCGCGCCAAGTCCACGTTCATAAGACTATTAAGGAAAAAAAATTTTATTTCTTTACAAAAAGATATAAAATAAAAAATTAAAAAATCCAAGTAACCGATAGGGTTGTATATGATTTTCGGAAATTAAAAAAAATTTTTTTGTAAATTTAAAAATTAAAAGAAACAATTTTGGAACGTATTTAGTGTGCGTAGTTACAAAATATTTCACTTTTTATGAAATTCCTAAAATCTATCTACTAGGACTTTTAAAAAAAATTGAAGTACACAATGACGCACACCAAGTACGTTCCAAAATTGTTTCTTTTAATTTTTAAATTCACAAAAAAAGTTTTTTTAATTTCCGAAAATCATATACAACCCTATCGGTTACTTGGATTTTTTAATTTTTTATTTTATATCTTTTTGTAAAGAAATAAAATTTTTTTTTCTTAATAGTCTTATGAACGTGGACTTGGCGCGATTTTTTTACAGTGAAACTGTTTTTGTTCGGATTTCAGTTTTGTTTGTAATTATAATAAAAATTGACAATTTTAATTTAATACACATTTCCGGTGGCAAACTATCCCCTTTAAGCTATAGTTCATGTAAAAGTTATTCTTGCGCCGCCTGGCGTGTGTAATTGCAAGCTGTCAAATATCTTTTTTTCACTGTAGTTTCTTTCCCATCTATTATAAGATTAGCATGCATCCTTATATTATTTAGTCTCTGGCCGTCCGCTTTTTACATAACAAAAAAGTTAAAATCTAAAAATCTGGATCGCTATAGTTTGTGCTGATTATTTTTAATATTTTTAAATAGAAATTATAAAGATAATTGATAATAATCAAGTAATACGCGTAATAAAAAGCATGAACTACTATTATAAAATATCATATAAAAAAAAATCAAATTAAATTTGAAAAAAAATTTGTAACCTCAAAAAACCGTTCTGCTTACGGTATATACACACTCGGTAGTCTGGCTAGAGAACGGAACTTGGCGCCAGATTCTACCGAATCTGTTGATGTAAAATGCTTACTGGAACTAATCATTCGATGCCAATGTTCCAGGAAACATCACCTTAATGACGGTTATATCTTCTATTGACCTTCAAATATGACGTGGCAGTAAACAATTTGGGTTTATAATAAGAAAAGTGCCTTTCTTCTATAAACTTTTTTCAGCGTAGGAATTAACTACATTCAGTAAGAGCCCTGCAGACAATATTCTGATCAAGATTTATACGGCGGAAGATTAGCTCCACTTATTTCAGCTGTTTGTTGGGATGGTATCCAATTTCCGAAAGAGGGGAACTGCCAATTACCTGTTATATGTTACCTAAATATATGTTATTTTCCAATATATTGACTCGAATTTCAAATTTTATAACAGAGCACTTATCTTGGCTACGAGGTTAATAATAAAATTCTTATTGTTATTTTTTGTTACAGCATTACTGAGTGCCCGTACAAAAAAAATTTTGGTTCCGGATGAATTTCCGGATGAACTTCAGATTGTGAAACGAATATGAATTTCATCTGGAATTCCAGATGAATTTCATGATGAATTTGAAACAAATAGTCTATGAAACTTAATTTTTTTAATTTATAAAAAAATATTTGGAGAAAGTTATATTGGAAATTTTAGTGTAACGCTGTCTCATTATTTAAGATTCTTAAACTTCTATCTGGATATAGTATATTACACTACAAGGGCAGAAAGTTGAGATTCCTGCACTGCGCGCCATGTGCCCGAGGCGAAGCCGAGGGCATCATGGCACGCAGTTCAGGGCTCTCAAATTTCTGCCCATGTAGTGTATACTATTTTTCTTGCTATGCGGTCGAAAGTACGTTAAAAATTGCGTTGAAAATAATTGATGCCTGCCCCCGACATTTGCGGCACGAGCGAAGCGAGTGCTGCTGGTCGGGGGGGCAGGCATCAAATACACCTGTCAATAAAGATATTAATATATAATCTATCATATTACTACTTTCTTTTAAGAAAAGATTTTAATTTAATTCAATAATTTTAAAGTTTTAAATATATTATAAATTAATTCTGATATTAAAAATAAAAAAAAAAATACAAAAATGAATTCATAATCGTGAAATGCATAGAAAAAAAAATTTTTAAAAAAATCTGTTTGTGTATTTTTTAAAATAATTACTTGTTCAATAATGAATTTATTTATTTATTTGAGAAAATCTATCAGAATAAAATATATTTTTTTTTTATTTGTAATTTAAATATTTAACAAGTCTCATTTCATTAAAATAAATATTCATTTTCTGTAATTAACTTAGTTTCAACTTAAAATCATTGACACATAACAAAACAGATACATTCATAACAATCAAGTAAGGTTAGGCTTGTATACATAAGTAATAGAGTGAGCGCGACTACCGACTTTCGGATTTTCTGCCGCCTCGTGACTCGTTGTCAGTGCATGAATACATCTTCTCGGCTCCCCGTCGTAGAGCGCATGCGCGACTCGACCACGGCATAAATGTGAGGCTTTCTGCAGTGAAATTGCAGCGGGAACCCGTACTTTCGACCAGCGTAGTAAGAAAAATTTTTTGGAGTACAAGAACACAATATGTAAAATAATAATTCGAAATTCATTATGAAAGTCAGCTGGAATTCCAGATGAATTTCATGATGAATTTGAATCACTCTGTATATGAAACTTAATTTTTTTAATCAGTAAAAAAATATTTGGAGAAAGATATATTGGAATTTTTAGTGTAACTTACGCTGACTGAAATTTTTTTTGCATTTCTGCATATTTCACGAAAAAATATGTCGGTTCCCAAAAAAAATTTTTTCTTACTACGCTGGTCGAAAGTACGGGGTTTCTGTTGCGATTTCACTGCAGAAAGCCTGACATTTATGCCGTGGTCGAGTCGCGCATGCGCTTTACGACGGGGAGCCGAAAAAATGTATTCATGCACTGACAACGAGACACGAGGCGGCAGAAAGTCCGAAAGTCGGTAGTCGCGCTCACTCTATTACTTATGTTTACAAGCCTAACCTTACTTGTGATTGTTATGAATGTATCTGTTTTGTTATATGTCAATGATTTGAGGTTGAAACTGAGTTAATTACAGAAAATGAATATTTATTTTAATGAAAATTAAAATAGCAGATATTTAATAAATTTTAGAATTAAAAAAAAAAATAAATTAGTGCAAAAAAAAAATTAGAAAAAAAATTGACATGTAGAAATTTTAAAAAATTAAAAATGCAATTTTTTAAAAACCATTTTTTTTTTTAATTTATTTGATAAAAAAAATTAAGAAATGATTAAGTGACTACTAACTTTGTCATTTTATTTTAATGAAATAAGACTTGTTAAATATTTAAATTACAAAAAAAAAAAAACGAGAAATATTCTTTATTCTGATCGATATTCTCAAATAAATAAATCCATTGGTGAACAAATAATTATTTGAAAAAATATACAAACAGATTTTTTTCTTAATTTTTTTTTCTAGATATGCATTTTACGATTATTATTTCATTTTTCTGTTTTTATTTTATTCTTAAAATCAGAGTTAATTTATGATACATTTATAACGTTAAATTTATTTAGTTAAATTACGATCTTTCCTCAAAAGAAAGTAGTAATACGATAAATTATATATTAAAATCTTTATTGACAGGTGTATTTGATGCCTGCCCCCCCGACCAGCAGCACTCGCTTCGCTCGTGCCGCAAATGTCGGGGGCAGGCATCAATTTTTTTCAACGCAATTTTTAACGTACTTTCGACCGCATAGTAAGAAAACTAGTATACACTACTCGGCTTCGCCTCGGGCATATGGCGCGCAGTGCAGGAATCTCAAACTTTCTGCCCTTGTAGTGTAATATACTATTTCTCTCGGGAATCACCTTATTTTTATCTTGAGAACTTGAGAAACACAAGAAACGTTGAGAAATACAAGAAAAATTTTTTTCAAAATTGAAATTTTTTTGTCTAAAAAAAATTATAGTTTAGAGAAAAATTTTTTTTTGCATTTCTGCACGTTTCATACAAAAATAAAATGATTCCCGAAAAAAATGAACCAATATATTTTTGTATTAAATGTGCACAAGAGCAAAAAAACATTTTACTTCAATTTAAAAATTTTTTTTGGACTTAAAAAATAAATTTTCAAAATAAAATTTTAACTTTGGTGATAAATTTTTTTTGCATTTCTGCACATTTCACAAAAAAATACGTCGATTCCCAAAAAAAAATTTTTTTCATATGCTCTTATGGCATCCGAGGTGACTCTCGGGAGCCATAAAGGCGTATAAAAAAATTTTTTTTCTCGGGAATCAGGTATTTTTATTTAAAACGTCGAAAAATACAAAAAAAATTTTTTCTCAAAATTAAAATTTTTTTTTGAAAATTTAATTTTTTTTCTAAGTCCAAAAAAAATTTTTAAATTGAAGTAAAATGTTTTTTTGCTTTTCTGCACATTTAATACAAAAATATATTGGTTCATTTTTTTCGGGAATCTTTTTATTTTTGTATGAAACGTGCAGAAATGCAAAAAATATTTTTCTCTAAACTAAAATTTTTTTTTAGACAAAAAAAAATTAAATTTTAAAAAATAATTTCAATTTTAAGAAAAATTTTTCTTGTATTTCTCAACGTTTCTTGTGTTTCTCGAGTTCTCAAGATAAAAATAAGTTGATTCCCGAGAAAAAAAATTTTTTTTGGAAACCGACATATTTTTTCATGAAATGTGCAGGAATGCAAAAGGAAAAAATTTCTCTAAATTAAAAATTTCTTTCGGACTTTAAAAAATAATAGAATTTTTATTCTACGCCTTTATGGCATACGAAGTGAGTCCCGGGGCGTATAAAATTTTTTCTCTGCATTTCGGCACATTTCGATGATAATAATAATATGAGTATTATTATTATTATTATTATTTATTATCCTTTGGATAAAATTTACATTGAAAACGGAACTCAGTGGAGCTGTTTTCACTATGTCCTTAGTTCACCCCGACTTTTACAGCTAAAACGGGTCTGATGTTTCGACTCTGCATTATTATTATTATTCTTTGGATAAAATTCACATTGAAAACGGAACTCAGTGGACCTGTTTTCACTGTATCCATAGTTCACTCCGACTTTTACTGCCAAAACAGGCGTCTTCTAAGGCGGCGAATTGAACTACGAAGGATTTGGAAACTTTTACAGCTTAAACGGGTCTGATATTTCGACTCGGGTATTACGTCGTGTCATTTAGAGGATTTGCGAGAATTCTAGAATTGATATTTATAATCGTAACATCTGAGTTACCTAAATATATGTTATTATCTAATATATTGACTCGAATTTTAGATTTTATAACAGATCACTCATCTTGGCTACGAGGTCAATAATAAAATTCTTTTTGTTATTTTTTGTTACAGCATTACTGAGTGGAAACTCTATTGGGTCAGCAAGTGCATATCCCCGACCGGACGAACCATCAATGAACATAGATTTAGATGATCCTAATGACGTAAAACTCTTTGAAGACTTCAAGGATATGAGAGAAGGAAACAATTTTGGTGCCCTAACTGTTCTACGCAATAATGTCATTCAAGGAAGTAACACGACTGGGGAAAATCACTTGGGAACGGAAACTGATCAGACACACATCATGGTGGGGGGAAAACTTCCGGAAGGTGGACATACTTATGGCGGAGCAACTTACGGATCAGGCAACGCTATCCAAGAATCTGACTCGAGTAGTAAAAACTTCTTGGGATCAAGGCTTACTCAGAAAGACATTACGTACAATGTTAAGGATGTCCCAGAAGATTAAACAAACTCAAATCAAGAGTAAAATTCTTAAACCAAGGAAATAATTTTAAAAAGTTTCATTGTCTTGAATCGAGACGAAAATTTCTTGAATCAAGTAAAATTTACTTAAAACAAGAAAAATTTCTTAGCTTAAGAATTTTTTACTCAAATCAAGAAGATGAAGTTTTTCAAAATTATTTACAGGATTCAAGTAAATTTTTTTTTTCTGTATAGGAGTTGTTATCAATTCTATTATTATATCGGCATGTGTAGAATAATTAATGTTCTACAACTTTAAACCTTTGAAGAACTGTTTTACACCTTTATAAAACAGAATAAACTGACTTATTTACCAATTTTTCTATTTTATTTCCGAAATTTCCTCTTCACAGTACTTCAGTAGTATATGTTGGATTTATATTTTTTTGTAGCTTATGTAAATAAGAATTATACCTCCAAATTTTCAACTAAAACATTACTTAGAATATAGAAACGACTTCAATAAGTTGTAAATAAAGATTAATGCTACTAAAACAGAGTTGATCTTATATTAATATACAAATAAATTTAAAATATCTAAGCAAATCTATTTCTAAATTTTAAATATTAAAGAATCGAACTTAGTGCTGTTACTGAGTACTTGGGGATCACATTAGACCCCACGCTGGCTTACTTGAAACTTATGGAAAAAATATGTATCAAAGCCAATCAGATTAAAGGAATTCTATCTTCCTTGAAATGTGAAAAAATTATTCATAATAATTAACGCTATACATATAAGTATGATAAAACCCTTACTTTTTTATGCTGTTTCAGTGAAGGGTAATACTTTCAAAAGTAGTAACAATAAAATTTAACTCTATCAGCTATCTGCAACGCTGATTGCTTAGCAAAAAATTAAATCATACACTCCAAAATAAACATACCTAAAGTTCCTAGAGACAGTTATTCTACTCATGCGTGTTATTCACGTATTAACATACCTAAAATCTGAACTCAAACTGGCCGTTTATCGACTGGTGACAAATTATATGTCAAAACGCAATAAATGTGCTACAATCACGACTCTTGTGACGTAATAAAAATATACGAAATTTTTTTTTTTCAAGCTCCTACAAGATGGTGCGTAATTACAACTCCCAGTTATCCATTGAGTAGCCAAGATTATAATGCCGAATATTTTTAACAGGAATTTTATTCGAGAAGACCTAACCTTAAACCAAAACATTTTATTGTGCTGTTGGGGTTGTGTCGCTAAACAACTATTTAGACTTTGCTTTTCAGACAATTAATAAGATGTAAATAGCGCACATGAATTGAAAAAAAATTATGGGCGCAGCATGTAGGTTAAGTCATAATCCGTTATCCGCGATGTTTTTGGCACTTGTCTTTGGTGCGCAGTATGCCTGAGCAACTACGACTCAAGCTAAAAACATCGCGCTGACACATTATAAACAACTTAACCTAATACTAGTTACGCCAATAACTACAACGTATAATTGATAATATAAAAACTGTAGATAGTTATAAATATTTTTCATCGTAGAAATGAGTCTTCGGTTGTTAGTCTTTGGTTGTAAGACACACAAAAAGACTGTGTGGATGTGGTTTCCAAATTTCTTCACAAAACAAATGGAATAAAAAATAATTAATGAAATAATAAAGAGATCAATCATATAAATATTTGCAAAATAGCTCAGATGAGATAAAAAAGCAAACTTATGTATAGTAATGAATTAAAAATTACAAATAATAATTTTGAATGTAAAGTATGATCTAATGAAACTAACCAGTTTAATCATTTGCATTATGAAGTTTTGAGTAACATGAAATGTTAAATAAAAGAAATATTTGAAAAAAAAATAATTTTATTATATAAATATAGATCCTAATATGGCCATAAATGACTATCAAGTTATAAAAGCTACAAATATTTTTACTGACCATAAATAAAATTAGCCTTACATATCAATTAGATAAAATTTTTTAACGATAAGACAATTAATTATAATTATTGCACACGTTACTTATAAGTGGAAGCCTATGTTGATCATCGATTAGATAATTTTTTCAGAGACTGCTTGACGTTATTGGATTGCTGTTAATATGGATTCAATTGTGTTTCAGGCTGTAGGCAGAGGATAGGCTGCATTCATGACAACTGTTTGTTAGGATTGTGCCTTTATCCTATGAACTTCTTCAGGCGTATAAAGTTAACTATACTGACTAAAGTCCTGCTGGTAATATTCTGATCCAGATTGATGTCGAAGAGCATCAGCTTGACTCATTCCACCTGATTGTTGAGGTGCTGGTTGATGACCTTCTTGTCCAGGTGTATACTGAGGAAGATTAGCTCCACTCATTTCACCTCCTAGATGAGATTGCGCCCTGTTTCTGCGGCCTGTTGCGGGCCTAAGAATTTGATTGTAATCGGTCGGGGCTTGCTGGTAGTATCCTGGTCCAGATTTATGTTGGGGAGGATTGGCTTCATTCATTCCTCCTTCTTGTTGAGATGGTGCTCTACTTCTGGAAAGATCTTCGGGCCTAGGAACTTGATTATATTGAGAAGGGTACGACTGAAGACTCTCTTGTCCAGGTGTATACTGAGGAAGATTAGCTCCACTCATTTCACCTCCTAGATGAGATTGCGCCCTGTTTCTGCGGCCTGTTGCGGGCCTAAGAATTTGATTGTAATCGGTCGGGGCTTGCTGGTAGTATCCTGGTCCAGATGTATGTTGGGGAGGATTGGCTTCATTCATTCCTCCTTCTTGTTGAGATGGTGCTCTACTTCTGGAAAGATCTTCGGGCCTAGGAACTTGATTATATTGAGAAGGGTACGACTGAAGACTCTCTTGTCCAGGTGTATACTGAGGAATATTAGCTCCACTCATTCCACCTGCTTGTTGAGATGGTGCCCTACTTCTGGGAAGAACTTTGGGCCTAGGAACTTGATTGTAATTGGTCGGGGCTGGCTGGTAGTGTCCTGGTGCAGATGTATGCTGGAGAGTATTTGGTCCATTCATTCCTCCTTCTTGTTGAGATGGTGCCCTACTTCTGGAAAGAGCGTCGGTCCTAGAAACTTGATTATATTGAGTGGAGATCGACTGAAGACGTTCTTGTCCAGGTGTATACTGAGGAACATTAGCTTCACTCATTCCACCTGCTTGTTGAGATGGTGTCCTACTTCTGGAAGGAGTTTCGGGCCTACGAACTTGATAGTGTTGAGTGGGGTTCAGCTGAGAACTTCCTGCTCCAGATTCAGACTGAGGAGAAATAGCTCCATTCATTACATTTGCTTGTTCGGATGGGGTTCCATTTCCATCAGAAGTTGATGGCGTAGGCACTTTATTATGTTGGGTGAAGTCAAACTCATTCTGAGTTAAATTAACATTTAAGTCTCCCACTGGTATATGGGGCCCCAATTCTCGCGGTTTAAACATATTGCTAGCTGGTAAGTCGTCACCAAATAGACTGTTTTTTTGAGAATTCGGATTAGACACACTCCGGTAGGTTTCATAAGTTGACTTGTTAGGATTATTGTCGTCGATGTTTTGAACGACTCTAGTGTAAATAGTCTTGATAACATTGGAATTTTGTTGATCAATTATTTTTTCTTCCGTCACACGCATGATATAAGTGTTGTTTTTTGCCTTCTCCATTATCTCTCGCTCATATATCAATGACTTCGATCCATCTTCATTTATTTTCTCAGTAGAAGATGTTAAGAAGTGGCCGTCTTCATCATTATACTTGTATATATGTTGGCCAGGGCCGTTTACAGAGAATAAGTTACCGTCGTTCCTTCGACTTTCAGACGCCGCGGTCTCTGAAAAAATAATAACATTTGTTTTAAACTTATTGATTTTTTTTTCACCCCAATCAAAATTGATCAATTAAAGGAGATTTGAAAAATGAAGGACCTTGACGGCCATCTCTAGAATTTTAAGCGCTTTGAGTTCATAAAAGTAGCTGGTATACAATATTAAGCTCAAAAACCGAGCGATTATACAAGTAAAAGACTTTTTAACTGACTTTATACTTAAAAATTGATTCGTATAATTTGATTTAGAAAATTAGGGATTAAATTTTTAACTTCTACAATTTTTTTAATGAACAGACGCTTGAAGATGGAAGTTAAAAAAAAGAAAATAGTTAATTACTCACTTGCGTCGGTGAAAGCAAAGAAACATGCAACACACACTACTGCGATCCGCATGGTTTCGATGTTTGAGAGATACTGTTGTTATTAGCAGCACTGGCGGCTTTTATACGAGATAGGTTATGCGTCAGTGCCAATCCCGATACCTAAACTGCGGTCATACTTATTTTTGACCAATGAAAAATGACTCAGCACTAATGACTTGTTTTTATTTTTAGACATTTCGAAAAACAGGCTAATGTTCCTGTTTTTCTGACCTTATTGAGTCCAATTCAGTCCGGTTTTGATTTAAAGTGCCTGATTGGCTGAGAAATACAACTACGTCACACAAGTTCCTATATAAGCGCCGACAGCGATCGATGCTTCACAGTTTCGTCTTCAGCGTTACCGCAGTAGCACATACAGCAAGATGTTCGCTAAATCCACTATTACCCTTTTTGTTCTTGCCGTTGGATTATCTTGTAAGTATACAAATTGAAAATAATAGTTATCTTTTTTTTCAGAATGTAAAAGATATTTACTAGAGTAGCCTTATGATATTTTAATTTTTAAATATTACATATAGACAATTTTGTTATTTAAATATTAGCGAATAACTTTAAAACTATTACGTCGTGTCATTTAGAGGATTTGCGTGAATTCTAGAAGTGCTATTTATAATCGTAACATCTGAGTTACCTAAATATATGTTATTTTCCAATATATTGACTCGAATTTCAAATTTTATAACAGAGCACTTATCTTGGCTACGAGGTCAATCATAAAATTCTTTTTGTTTTTTTTTGTTACAGCATTACTGAGTGGAAACTCTATTGGGTCAGCAAGTGCATATCCCCGACCGGACGAACCATCAATGAACATAGGTTTAGATGATCCTAATGACGTAAAACTCTTTGAAGACCTCAACCATATGAGAGAAGGAAACAATTTTGGTGCCCTAACTGTTCTACGCAATAATGTCATTCAAGGAAGCAACACGACAGGTGAAAATCACTTGGGAACGGAAACTGATCAGATGCACATCATGGTCGGGGGAAAACTTCCGGAGGGTAGACATACTTATGGCGGAGCAACTTACGGATCAGGCAACACTATCCAAGAATCTGACTCGAGTAGTAAAAACTTCTTGGGATCAAGGCTTACTCAGGAAAAGATTACATACAATGTAAAGAATTAGGAGTTGTCATCACTTATATTATTATATCACCATGTGTAGAATAGTAAATATGTTTTATTTTAGGAACTGAAGCAATAAACTAAACTTTTTATCACTAACATTTTTTTTTCGAAATTTGTATTCCTCCAGATTCCTTGATTAATGATAGAGGTTCTAAATTCCAAATTCCAAAAAAGAGGCTACATCTGCAGATATTAGATGTAACTTTATTTTTAAAGAAAGCTTGTAAAAAATGCCATCGAAGCACACGATATAGTAGAATTGGAATATTTTTTAATTAGTGTGTGTTTGCCGTGCAAAGCAGTAAACTCCGAGTTTCTGTAAGTGCTAAAGGACATTCGTAGTAGTTTATCTCGGATAGCGTAGCGAGAGAGTTTCTGTCTGCCAACTCATACACGGAGAAAACAATATCGTTAGAATGAGGATACTTATCGTTATTATGACTATACGCCGTATAGTCATTTTCTTTAGAGATACGATTTATAGCCAATTCAGCTATACAGCGGATCATCAAAATGACGATCTGTATCATTAGTTTAGGCGTTACATTTAGTTGATTTAACTATACAGATCCTCACTTTAACAAAACAGTTTTGACGAAACTTCATATATTTACAAGAGCTAATCTCTGTATGCTTGAGGGAAACAAATGAATCCTTAAATCAGAAGGATTTTTGAGGATATTTCGAGGATACGTTGAATAGTCATTTTAACAATTTTTTTTTCCATGTAGTTATGTGTTCGATTCCCGGTCGAAAATTCCGATTTGTTGTTACGGTTACTACAAAGTTACCAATGAGTCCAACCTCTTATCCTTCTCCCTCCCTAAAATTTCTTTTGAAAAAACCGACTGTCCATTTTTATGATAGTTGAATTGTACAGTTTACTAACACGTCTTGCACAATTAGCTCTTAGAGTATTAGACTTTTTAAGGCTCTTGCTTGTATTATTTGTTGAATAAAATTTACGGCAGTAGATCGTAAAAAATATTAAATGAGAAGTATAGTCCACCATTACTATTTTGTTTAATAAAAATTACGATAGTAAGATAGTAAAAATCCCTTTAATTTTCTCTCTGTGTATGTTGGTGTGAGTACGCATGAATATGTGCAAGCCCTGCATAATATTAGATAGCTTGACTAATTAAAACACAATTTGCGGCATTCTTAAAGGTTCTATTGCCCTTACAAAGTTTAATGATATTAACTACTTCATGTCGATAGGTTTTGAGAAAAATCAGAATTCAGATTGTCAAAGGAATGTTTTATTAGAATGCCTTCTGAATTATTGTACCAATTAATTCCAAAATTTAATGATATTTTTATGCTTAAAAATTTGAGTTAAATGCGGCAAACTCCAATGAAAATCAGTTGATTCATTCTGCAGAATTGCAATTAAAAATTTTAAAAAAGTTTTTTACCAACACATAACTACTCAATGATGTTAGTTATTAACAATACAGCAGAGTCACTCTGTATTTGACTGGTCCTTTTGTCCCCACTATAGCGATAATAATGTCTTTTATGCGCGAGTCTGCGTGCTTCAATGTGTAGTGAGCAAAAACAGTCTATCACCATAACCTCAAAGTTTCTGTTCTACTACAGTACTGTAGTCTAATAATTGAACTAAAACTATTTAAATATTCCCGCTACTGATTTTTTTTTTGATTGGCCGGATGACAAGGTGTAGTGGGAGATAGGATTGTCAAATACAGAGAACGGTTTGATATAGAGAGGTCAAATACAAAGCGATTTTACTGTACATCTACACGAAAAAAAGAAAAATGATTCAATGTTATACTTACAAAATCTGTAAAAATTACAATTGGAAACTGTTATTTTTCCAGATTTTTATTTATGTAAAGCGCATCGTTACTTATAATATAATTTTTCCCGTTTTTTTTTTTTTCCTCCGTATACGTCACCCAACGTCTAACCTTTTTATCACGACCTTATCAAGTCTAGTCCAGTCTGGTTATTTCAAGCATTTGATTGGCTGAGAAATATTACTACGTCACAAGTTGCTTTATAAGCAACGACAACGATCGATACTTCACAGTTTCGTCTTCAACTTTACGTTAGCAGCACGTACATCAAGATGTTGGCCAAATCCACTATTATCCTTTTCGCCCTTGCTGTTGGCTTATCATGTAAGTATGCGTATTAAAAATATCATTCACATTTCCAAAAAAATTGATTAATAGAGAGGCTAAATTACTGCTTACTTTTTGTAGTAAACTTTAATAATACATGGAATACTCTATTGACTTCCTTAGTTTTGAGTTTGTTAATAATTTTTTTTTTTTTTTTAGCATTCTCCAATGAAAAGTCAACTGTATCAGCAAATAAAATTCCCGAAGTGTCAAAATTATCCTTCGACGTCGGAGACAATTTCGATGATTATTACAAATATATCGGTAATTTGTATCGAAACGAAGTAAGAAAAAACCAAATTGGAGCTGAAACACATCAAGACAATAATCACCTTCAACAGGTCAAGTCAACGAGTGAAAATCACATGGGGTCGGATGTTGATCAAAAGAAAATATTCCATGACATAAGTACCAATGTTGTTGATCATTCTTCCGGAGCACTAACTATCCAAGTAGACAATACTTGGCAACAGGTTAACGCTAGTGGTAAGAATTACATGGGATCGCAAGCTCGTCAGAAAAATAACGTCTACGAAAAATGAAAATCTCATAATAGTTTTTAAGGGTGAATTATCATAGAAATATGTTTGTTTGTTTTCTTTTAGAAACTTTGTTTTCAATAACAATCTAAATAAAATGCACTATTAAAAAAGTTCTAAATTGTATGAACAAAAAAAATTATTTATGGCGTAAGATGTATGACTCAAGGAGGTCAAACTAATTAAATAGATAATTGTTTATTAAGTTGCTCAACGTTACCTTGTTCAGCTATCAGCACACAGATTTTTACTGCTTAAGTGTATAATTGAGTAATATAAAACAAATAAATTGATTATTGAACACATCTCTATATCTTTCATTTCAAAATTTCGTTAACGGAAAAAAGAAAAATTACATTAAAAATTACAGTTTCAGATTGTAATTATTACAGATTTCATAAGAATTACATTGTAGAGTGTAATATTTACATTGAAAGCTCTGAAAATTAACATTCAAAGTTTGAATTTAGAAAAATGTTATTTCGAACTGTTATTTCGAAATGTTATTTCGAAAAATGTTATTTCGAAATGTTATTTCGAATCTCCAAAGAAAAACGCATGATAGGAAAATCGTCTCTTTACAAGAGAGTTAAGGTTAGTAAATTAAGTTCTTAGATAAAAATCATCCCTTCAACTTTCCAAAGGAGCTTATCTAAAGTTGAGGTCCAATTTAAACATTACCAAACCAATGCTTGTTAAATATGGCATGTTGAATACGGTACCAGACTAAAAAATTTTGATATCTCAATAAACAGTCTTATATAGCAGTCTATAGCCATTAAGCTATAAAAAGATACACATGTCTACATCAGGTCATATGCTGAAATTGGTCCTACGTCAAAATCCAATATTGCTTTACGATAAGGTAATGATTTCACAGAATTGCTAGATTTCATCAGATTGCTGTTAGTATGGTTTTGATTGTATTCCAGGCTTGAGGGAGAGGGTAGGCTGCATTTATTCCAACTGATAGTTGAGAAAGTGCCTTTCTTCTATAAACTTTTTCGAGCGTAGGAATTTACTACGTTCAGTATGAGCCCTGCAGACAATATTCTGATCAAGATTTATACGGCGGAAGATTAGCTCCACTTATTCCAGCTGCTTGTTGGGATGGTATCCAATTTCCGAAAGAGGGGAACTGCCAATTACCTGCTGGTAATGCTGAAGGCGAAACAATGTACAATATCTACTACTTTGATCTGCATCGTATCGATCCTTGAGAAATTGTAGTATTTACATTATCAATATTGTGATTTTAATTAAGTAGGAAATCTACTTCCATTTTTGCTGCCGAATGTCACTTTTTTTAATGTATAGTCCCATATGACAATTAGCAACAATCAAGCTATAATAAGATACTCATGTCTACGTCGCGTCACGCATGAAAATTAGTTCTACGTAGCAATTTTTCCGCGAAAAAAAAAATTGGTTCTAATTTTTTGTAATAATTACTCAAGTAAGAAACTCATGTTCATCATCGATTAGATGCCAACAAAGTAAACCACATGCTAACATGATCCGCATTGTTTCAATCTATGAGAAATACTGATTTTTTTTGGCGAGAGTTGTGTCTTTTATACGTCATGAATCAATATCAGTGTCACAGCCTGAACAAAGGTCATGATATTATTGATCGTTGATAAATGATTCTGCTGCGAATATTTTGTGTTTATTCCGAGAAATTCCGAAAAACAAGCTGAGATTTCCGGCTCATCAAGACCTTATTGAGTCCAGTTCAGTCTGGTTTTGATTTAAAGTGTTTGATTGGCTGAGAAATACAACTACGTCACACAAGTTGCTTTATAAGCGACAACAGCGATCGATGCTTCATAGTTTCGTCTTCAGCGTTATCGCAGTAGCACATACAGCAAGATGTTCGCTAAATCCACTATTACCCTTTTTGTTCTCGCCGTTGGCTTATCATGTAAGTATACAAATTGAAAATAATGATTATATTTTTTTTCAGAATTTAAAAGATATCTAATAGAGTAGCCTTATGATATTTCAATTTTTAAATATTAAATATAGACAATTTTGTTATTTAAATATTAATGACTAACTTTAAAACTACCCGAGTCGAAATATCAGACCCGTTTAAGCTGTACTTTTTTTCCAACAATTCTTAGAAAATTGAGTGGTCAGGAAAGACTGCTCAGTTAAATACTATATCAACTCGACGCCTGGTTTGACTGTAAATAGTGGAGTTTTGTCCCATTTTGACAAGATTACAGTCTAACCAGGCATTGAATAATAATAACAATTTAAATTATAATTATTATTTTTATTGTACCGTGTAGGGGCGCAGGTTCGAACCCAACTACAGACCGAATTTGTTTTTTTAATAATAATAATAATAATAATAATAATAATAATAATAATAATAATTTTGTTGCTATTAAAATGATAAAAAAATAATTTTTCGAGTTTTTTTTTTTTTTTTTTATTTATATCATTTTTAATGTCGAGCTAACACATAATAAGACCGCTTGACTTTTTATTTGGATCTAACTTTCGCTAACTCTAGAAATAAAGTGAAAATCAAGTTCTAACCGAGATTCGAACCCAAGACGCGCTCTCCAGACCGATAACTAACCCCTACACCGTATACGACCGATAAATTGATATACATCTCATCATTATTATAAGCTAAATTTATGCATGGCGAAGTGTAACGGTTCATTATTAAGATAATTTATGTTATTTAATATTGTGTTTTGATAAATATTAACTATTTTTTACAAATGTTTATTAATTAAAAGAATTGCATAACTCAAGTTCTTATAATACTTTAGACTTTGTACATCGTTCTGTACATTTTTAATATTTTATGATAAATTTTAATGTTTAAAATTCTCAATATTAAAAATTCAACTGTAAATTATTATATTGTAATTTTTTTTAGACCATATCAATTTTGACGATATGCAATTTTTCGGTTAAATAATAAATTTTCATTTTTAGCATTCGCTAAAAAATCGCGTTACAAATGCCATAAAGGCATAGAATAAAAATATAATTTTTTTTTAAGTCCAAAAAAAATTTTAAATTTGGTGAAAAATTTTTTTTGCATTTCTGCATATTTCACGAAAAAATATGTCGGTTGCCAAAAAAAATTTTTTCCCTCGGAAATCACCTTATTTTGATCTTGAGAACTTGAGAAACACAAGAAACGTTGAGAAATACAAGAAAAATTTTTTTCAAAATTGAAATTTTTTTGTCTAAAAAAAATTATAGTTTAGAGAAATAGTATATTACACTACAAGGGCAGAAAGTCTGAGATTCCTGCACTGCGCGCCATATGCCCGAGGCGAAGCCGAGGGCATCATGGCACGCAGTTCAGGGCTCTCAAATTTCTGCCCATGTAGTGTATACTAGTTTTCTTACTATGCGGTCGAAAGTACGTTAAAAATTGCGTTGAAAAAAATTGATGCCTGCCCCCGACATTTGCGGCACGAGCGAAGCGAGTGCTGCTGGTCGGGGGGGGCAGGCATCAAATACACCTGTCAATAAAGATTTTAATATATAATTTATCGTATTACTACTTTCTTTTGAGAAAAGATCGTAATTTAACTGAATAAATTTAACGTTATAAATGTATCATAAAAGATTTTAAGAATAAAATAAAAACAGAAAAATGAAATAATAATCGTAAAATGCATATCTAGAAAAAAAAAATTAAGAAAAAAATCTGTTTGTATATTTTATCAAATAATTATTTGTTCACCAATGGATTTATTTATTTGAGAATATCGATCAGAATAAAGAATATTTCTCGTTTTTTTTTTTTTTTGTAATTTAAATATTTAACAAGTCTTATTTCATTAAAATAAAATGACAAAGTTAGTAGTCACTTAATCATTTCTTAATTTTTTTTATCAAATAAATTAAAAAAAAAATGGTTTTTAAAAAATTGCATTTTTAATTATTTAAAATTTCTACATGTCAATTTTTTTTCTAATTTTTTTTTGCACTAATTTATTTTTTTTTAAATTCTAAAATTTATTAAATATCTACTACTTTAATTTTCATTAAAATAAATATTCATTTTCTGTAATTAACTCAGTTTCAACCTCAAATCATTGGCACATAACAAGACAGATACATTCATAACAATCACAAGTAAGGTTAGGCTTGTAAACATAAGTAATAGAGTGAGCGCGACTACCGACTTTCGGACTTTCTGCCGCCTCGTGTCTCGTTGTCAGTGCATGAATACATTTTTTCGGCTCCCCGTCGTAAAGCGCATGCGCGACTCGACCACGGCATAAATGTCAGGCTTTCTGCAGTGAAATCGCAACAGAAACCCCGTACTTTCGACCAGCGTAGTAAGAAAAATTTTTTTTTGCATTTCTGCACGTTTCATACAAAAATAAAATGATTCCCGAAAAAAATGAACCAATATATTTTTGTATTAAATGTGCACAAAAGCAAAAAAACATTTTACTTCAATTTAAAAATTTTTTTTGGACTTAAAAAATAAATTTTAAAAATAAAATTTTAACTTTGGTGAAAAATTTTTTTTGCATTTCTGCACATTTCACGAAAAAATACGTCGTTTCCCAAAAAAAAATTTTTTTCATATGCCCTTATGGCATCCGAGGTGACTCTCGGGAGCCATAAAGGCGTATAAAAAAATTTTTTTTCTCGGTAATCAGGTATTTTTATTTAAAACGTCAAAAAATACAAAAAAAATTTTTTCTCAAAATTAAAATTTTTTTTTGAAAATTTAATTTTTTTTCTAAGTCCAAAAAAAATTTTTAAATTGAAGTAAAATGTTTTTTTGCTTTTCTGCACATTTAATACAAAAATATATTGGTTCATTTTTTTCGGGAATCTTTTTATTTTTGTATGAAACGTGCAGAAATGCAAAAAATATTTTTTTCTAAACTAAAATTTTTTTTTAGACAAAAAAAATTAAATTTTAAAAAAAAATTTCAATTTTGAGAAAAATTTTTCTTGTATTTCTCAACGTTTCTTGTGTTTCTCAAGTTCTCAAGATAAAAATAAGTTGATTCCCAAGAAAAAAAATTTTTTTTGGAAACCGACATATTTTTTCATGAAATGTGCAGGAATGCAAAAAAAAAATTTCTCTAAATTAAAAATTTCTTTCGGACTTTAAAAAATAATAGAATTTTTATGATACGCCTTTATGGCATCCGAAGTGGGTCCCGGGGCGTATAAAATTTTTTTTCTGCATTTCTGCACATTTCGATGATAATAATGATATGAGTATTATTATTATTATTATTTATTATCCTTTGGATAAAATGTACATTGAAAACGGAACTCAGTGGAGCTGTTTTCACTATGTCCTTAGTTCTCCCCGACTTTTACAGCTAAAACGGGTCTGATGTTTCGACTCTGCATTATTATTATTATTTTTTGGATAAAATTCACATTGAAAACGGAACTCAGTGGACCTGTTTTCACTGTATCCATAGTTCACTCCGACTTTTACTGCCAAAACAGGCGTCTTCTAAGGCGGCGAATTGAACTACAAAGGATTTGGAAACTTTTACAGCTTAAACGGGTCTGATATTTCGACTCGGGTATTACGTCGTGTCATTTAGAGGATTTGCGAGAATTCTAGAATTGCTATTTATAATCGTAACATCTGAGTTACCTAAATATATGTTATTATCCAATATTTTGACTCGAATTTTAGATTTTATAACAGATCACTCATCTTGGCTACGAGGTCAATAATAAAATTCTTTTTGTTATTTTTTGTTACAGCATTACTGAGTGGAAACTCTATTGGGTCAGCAAGTGCATATCCCCGACCGGACGAAACATCAATGAACATAAATGCAGATAATCCTAATGACGTAAAACTCTTTGAAGACCTCAACCATATGAGAGAAGGAAACAATTTTGGTGCCCTAACTGTTCTACGCAATAATGTCATTCAAGGAAGCAACACGAGAGGTGAAAATCACTTGGGAACGGAAACTGATCAGAAACACATCATGGTCGGGGGAAAACTTCCGGGAGGTGGACATACTTATGGCGGAGCAACTTACGGATCAGGCAACGCTATCCAAGAATCTGACTCGAGTAGTAAAAACTTCTTGGGATCAAGGCTTTCTCAGAGAGACATTGTGTACAAAGTTAAAGGTGTCCCAGAAGATGAAACAAACTCAAATGAAGAATAAAATTCTTAAACCAAGAAAATAATTTTGAAAAGTTTCGTTGCCTTGAATCGAGACGAATAATTCTTGAATCAAGTAAAATTTACTTAAAACAAGAAAAATTTCTTAGCTTAAGAATTTTCTACTCAAGTCAAGAATTTTTTTTTCTGTTTGGAAATTGTCATCACTTGTATTGTTATATCACCATATGTAGGATAATTGATGTTTTACACCTTTATAGAACTGAATAAATTGACTAATTATACCAATTTTTCTATTTTATTTCCTGAATTTCCTCTTTAGAGTGCTTTAGTAGTATATGTAGGATTTACATTTTTCCGTAACTTATGCAAATGAAAATTACACCTCTAAATTTTTAACTCTGCAGAACTGAGACGAACATTATCAACAACGATTATTTACAACATACTTGAATCCAAGGATAGGGCTAATAGTATTTAGACAATCTTCAGGTTACTATTTAGATATTTGAATGATATTCCACGACTTAGCTTTGGTGGTATTGATAGTCGTCAGCTGTAATCAGTTTAAATGTCAATGATAATCAATGACAGATACGCTTTGATGAAATCCCATTGCCGGAATTCGCTATCAGCTGCTGAAAAAGAGTCAGTTTTGTTCTTGGTAAGTTACCCGGGTCAAAAAATTTAGTCTGTTTTATGATTAATAAAATTTTTTAATATTTTTCATTCAATTTAATTTTATTATGTGTATCTATTTTATATGAGAATTTAATTTGTTTTTGCCCGTACTATTCACAATTCAGACGAATTTCAGATCATTTTTAATGTTATAATAAAATTGTTTTCTATTGTTTCAAAACCGAAATCAGACTTTTTTTGTCACAATCATTTAGCTGGTTTTGATCGCATCAAGGTCAAAAACAGACCAAAACGTTCTATAATTTTTAGTCGGTTTTTCATCGCCTGTAGATCAAAAACCGACCTTTTACGAATTTGATAATAATAATAATATTAATAATAATAATAATATATTTAATTATTATTATTTTATTCATGTCCTCGAAGATCCTCTACAGGGCACGGCTTTTCATTCTCTGAAACTGAAATAGTGACGATTCACTATTTCGTAGTGCAATGTATACTAAACGGTATTCTTCGCACTACCAAATAGTGAATACCGCTCATTAAATGATGCGTGAAAGTATAAAATTTAACATTAATCTTGTCAACATTTTAATCTTATCTCGATGTATTCACATTGTGTTTATTAACGATAATTAGAAAACTCTAGATTTAGATCCATAATCAAACGATGAGAACTATTTTATAAACGTATATTAATACAAATTTATTAGTTATTACTGCAACTAATATTCGCAGTTACAAAACTTTTATAATCCATGAAATGTTGAGCTATGACAAATAAATATGACAGATGTAAGGTTATAGTCGACGTTCAGTTCATAAAACAAGAGAGCGCATGAATATATTATAAATTAATTTATTTTTTCAAATAAATGCGACTTATAATTTTGAATGAGATACTTTTAAGTCCAAAAAATTATGTCACATCTTAGTCGACTTTTGGCCTTTGAACATTTAGAGTGAAAATTGTAGATCAAAAACAGCATAAGATTTTATAATGAATTTGAAAACAATACATAAAGTCCATCTACAAATTAACTAGACTAAAAACCGATCAAACTTTTTAGTTTCATTAGATTAAAAACAGCATAAAATATTCATAGCTGCTCAATTATTTTACTAAAACGTTATTTAGACTTAAAACAGATCAAAAATAATGTGAATAGTAGATCAAATACAGATGAAAATGTTTTTAAAAGTTCAAATACAGATCAATAAGTTCAAATGTAGATCATTTAGCTTAAAATCAGTTTAAATTTTTCGACCAGGGTAGTCAGCTTACTACACCTACAATTAATAAATCAGAATTGTTTAACAATCATTAATGTCTTTGGGTATTACCCATCGTCAAACTTCATCTGTAAACATCCTGTTTGCAACTAGCAATAAGCAATTATTAACAAATTGTTTTGCTTAATTGAACTCTTAATCACGTTGTCAAGCAACCGGATGCCCGACATATTAAACGTACGCATACTGATAAATATCCAAGCGATAACAAGCAGAAGAATATTGGTTGACCCAAGTATGACCTTGAAATAAATGATATTGCTTGCGGGTAGGTTTCTGATGATCGCATCCTCAACACACATATTGTGCTAATAAAGTTATACCATTAGATTTGATAAAATCTATAACTCCGTATCTGTTTTAATATCTCTTGCATCTCTTAAGATGATTAGCTGTTCAGAAGTTTTGTTCACTTCTTAAAAAGCTATTAGAATACTCCATCAAGTATAAAATCATTCGTTTATAGATCATGCTTTAGACACAATTAATTCATTACCCAGAATCACGCCAAGGTATTTTGGAACCCCAGGTAGCTCGGTTACTGATGAATTTTACCAGAGATAAAAAAATTCCGCTGAAACAGGGAATTCTGAATAGAAGGTTGTTTCCTGTGAACTCAAGTACATTGAACCTTGTGTAAAGTTAAAGATCACCAGAAGTGTA